ACCTTGGTAGTAAATGAACCTGTAGCTGCAACAAGATTAGTAGCACTAAGACAAGCTGAAAATGAACCTATAGCTCCATCAACATCACCTGTAACATTACCTGTAATATTACCTGTAACATTACCAGTAACATCACCTGTAACATCACCTGTAACATCACCTGTAACATTACCTGTAACGTTACCAGTTAAAGCACCATCAAATGTTAAAGCACTTACAATTCCACTAAACTCACCTGCTACACCTGAAACCTTGGTAGTAAATGAACCTGTAGCTGCAACAAGATTAGTAGCACTAAGACAAGCTGAAAATGAACCTATAGCTCCATCAACATCACCTGTAACATTACCTGTAATATTACCTGTAACGTCACCTGTTAAATCTCCTGTAACATCACCTGTAACATCACCTGTAACATTACCTGTAACAGCTCCAGTTAATGCTCCGTCAAATGTTAAAGCACTTACAATTCCACTAAACTCTGCTGCTACACCTGAAACCTTAGTTGTAAATGAACCATAAGGAGCTACAAGAGAAGTTATAGATGCAGCAGTTACGACTCCAAGAGTATTAATAGTCATCGCTGCTACAGATGTAGGTGCAGAAGGTAAATTAGTTAAATTAGAACCATCACCATAATATTCTACAGCACAAACATTACCTGAAAACTTTGCTGCTACACCTGAAACCTTAGTAGTAAATGAACCTGTGGCTGCAACAAGATTAGTAGCACTAAGAGAAGCTGAAAATGAACCTATAGCCCCATCAACATCACCAGTAACATCACCTGTAATATTACCTGTAACATTACCTGTTAAATCTCCAGTAACGTCACCTGTTAAATCTCCTGTAACATCACCAGTAACATCACCAGTAACATTACCTGTAACATCACCTGTAACAGCTCCAGTTAATGCTCCGTCAAATGTCAAGGCACTTACAATTCCACTAAACTCACCTGCTACACCTGAAACCTTAGTAGTAAATGAACCTGTAGCTGCAACAAGATTTGTTATTGAAGCACAAGTGGGAACCTTTAAATTATTAGCTGTAAATGAAGTAACTGAAGTGACACCAGTAATTCCTGTTAAATTAGAACCATCACCATAATATTCTACAGCACAAACATTACCTGAAAACTCAGCTGCTACACCTGAGACTTTTGTAGTAAATGAACCCGTTACACCAACAATATTAGTTGAACTTAAACAAGCAGAAACATTAACTACATTTGCAGTAATACCTGTTGCTGTTATACCTGCTAAATTAACATCATTAGTAACACTAAGATTAGTAGCTCCTAAGTTTCCTGCTACCTGTACATCACCCGTAGCTATTTTTAAAGCAGAATTAGTTCCGTCTCCACTTTGAATAGTTTGTAAAGTAGCCGATACTCCGGTATTTGTAGAAACACCGACTCTTAAAAGCTGCTTATATGTGTTAGCAATTTGTTTACCTGTTAAACTTGTCATATTAAATTCCAATAATTTGTTTCATCTTCCCAATTAGAAGTAACTTGTTCCCATAAAAGATTTTGTCCACCTGGAAAAGGTTCAGGTCTAGGATTGGGAATATTAGGATTATCCCTTACATCTGGAACCTTATTTTGTGGATTATTTTTTAAATCAAATGCTCCTTCGAAATCTTGTGGACATACTAGCAATCCATAGCTGTTCATCTGCATTACTGCATGTTTATATCTCCAACCACATATATCACATATTGCCCATGAGTTTTTTCCACTTGCCATATTAATACCATCTTAATCTTGGTTTAATATACATACTTGCCCTCTCTCTATTCTCTTCCATTGCTCTTTGCAACAGCTCTTCATAGTTTTGTTTAAGCATCATAATTCTATTTTCAGGAACTCCTGGTCGTTTCATGCCCAAATAATAAGACAGACCACAAGTGAGAGGAGGTAGAAAATACTTAGGTATATCTGCGTTTTGAATCGCTGACTGATTAACATCTTCAAGCTCACTAATTGTTTCTATTTTTAAAACATCAGTTGTATTTTCAGGAATGGGCCATAATGAAATAGTAGGATTATCTCTATTTCTTTTAATAGTCCACTGACTAGCTCTTCCTGTCTGTCCCTTTCTAGGCACAAGCAAGTATTCTTCAAACGTAATTCTTTGTGCTTGTAAATCAACATTGTCTCGATTTACAACCAACTCCATTACGTCCAAAACATTTGAACTAAGATCATAACTTGTAACACTGGTAGAAACAGTCACGAGTGTAACTGCTGTTGTCCATAACATAATACCACGGTTCTGCCAATCCTTTAACATAAGATTAATAGAACGTCTAGCTGAAGCTGGTTCATGGCCTAATATCTGCTCACCACCAACCATCTCTGAAGCTTCTTGGATTATCTCATCAATATCCAGATTAAAGTTAAATGTACCTGAAACTGCCATTTAATTTACCTACACGTTAATCCTACCACCGCCTCTAGGCTTCTTGGCTTTACTACCCCAACGACCATAAGACTCGTCTCTAGAAGCCTTTAGTTGTTTTGGTGTTCTCTTCTTTTTTACTCTCATTGCAATAGACTCATCCTTACGGTCTTTATCTCCCTGTTTTTCTCCTGAAGGCTTTTTGCTTTTCTTTTTAGACTTACCTTTATTTCTATTATCCATATTTGCTATACTCATTGAAACTCTACCTGCCATTTTATATTCCCTCCTTTTTTATAGGATCAGGTATTAAACCTGACCTCCTTCTTTATAACCTTCTATTACTTTACCACCACTATTCCGTGATCTAGCTTTTCCCCAACCCTGTTGGTTCTTACTAACACGACCACCACCACTTCTTTTAGCAACCTTACCACCCTTAGACATAGTTTGTGGTTTACGTCTTGTAGGAATAGGAGGATTTTTAGGTATCTTAATAACTTGTCCAGCCTTAATCTTATCCTTATCTTTAATAGAAGGATTAGCTCTCATCAAGTCTCTAACAGTAACACCATGCTCCATTGCAATCTCTGAAAGAGTATCACCCTTCTTAACTCTATAACTTTTTTTAGAAGGTGTCTCTACTGGTTGTGAAGGAGTTTCATCGGAACTAGAAGAAGCTAAGTCCCTGGCTGCTAATGCACCTGCCGCACCTACTGGTGCAGCTACTGCCGCAGATTTTGCTCCTGTTCTACGTCTAGATCTCTTAGTTATTTCTTGAGCTTCCGTAGGACGTTTCACACTCTTCTGTCCTTTTGTCAGACCTTCTTCTCCAAAATATTTCCCACCTTTTTTAGTAACGGCTCTAACTATTGGTCCCAATACCATAATAATTCTCCTATTCATTCTTTTCTTTTGAATATAATAATTTTATCATTTTCTTTGCATTTTCTACAGAACTTGCAGTAGCTATTTTTCTCCAAGTCTTACCAACTTTTTTATATACAGTTTTACCTAATCTTTTATAAGGCATTATATTTATCAACCTTTTCTTCTTTTTCTCTTTTTAGCCATTTTTTTAAAAGTTTTTGCTAGAGCTTTAGCCCGACCCTTACACCCAGGTTTTGTTATAGGCGTACACTTTCCTTTAGTACCACGTTTCTTAATAGACTTATTAACTTTTTGAATCCACTTCTTATTATCTTTCTTCTTCTTCTTCTTAGCCATCTTAATCTCCTTGGGAATACTAGCTCGTGAAACAGCCATTAAACCTGACCACCTTTTTTATAACCGTACATTATTTTACCACCACCTTTTTTATAACCGTACATTATTTTACCACCACCTTTTTTATTGTGTTTAGGTATACTTATCGTCAGGTTTTTGTGTGGAATAGGTGTTTCTGTATTATTATTCTTCTCTTTTTTACCATTACCATAAAGCTCACTTACACTCTCTAGCAACCTTTGAATTTCCTCCCATGCTTCTTTATAGTCCTTACCTAACTTAGTTAATTTATCAGTCATATTAATTACTTCCCTTGATTAATGGATCAAACCTGACCACCCTTTTTATAACCTTGGATAACTTTATTATTACCTACCATTCCACCACCTTTTGAGTAGTTTTTCTTGATTTTACCACCACCCTTAAAAAACTCTTTACTTCCTTTAGGTGGAGTACCTCCTTTAGCTGGATAACCTGGAGTAGCACCAAATCTAGACCAAGGATATTCATCCTTCCACATAGCACCTTTTTGAGCCATGCTTAATTTTCGTATTTTTGCTGCTAAACTAGGGTACTTATCCTTTAATCTTTTTTCATAATGTTTTGTAGATTCCGCAGGAGCTTGGGGCGTATCTTCTAGAATTTTTTCAGCTTCTTTTTTTAACTCTTTTAAATTTACCAATTTAGACACAATTCAGCCTCCTTCTTAATTTTATCTCTTTGTTTTTTTTTTGATATATATGGCATATTTAATTACTTCCCTTGATTAATGGATCGTCAGCACCTTCAGGGCTGTACG